ATGCTGCAAATCCTGTTCGGCTTGAGCCCCGAGGAGGCCGAGCGTCTGATCGGGGACGCTGGCACGGGCGCGCCGACACAGCCCAACATCATCGAAGGGGCTGGCACGGTCACCGATACTGTGGCACCAACCTCCCGACCCGCGCCGTCGTCTATGGACAGCGAGGACGAGGACGAGGACGATAGCGAGGACGAACCCGACGACGAGGACAGCAATGGCCGCTCGGCGCAACGTGTTTCGGCAGGTGGTGCCCGTGTATCGGCGCGTGGCCCCGTGGCGGCGGTGGTCGAGGTCAATGCGTCACCGGCTCCCGCTCGTGCGCCGGTACGGGATGCCAGCCCCCTGGTAGACGAGCAGGGCCGCCCCTACTGGGTCCACCACCCCGAGGTGCTGCGCGCCCCGCTGTACCGTGAGGACGGCGAGCCCGACGAGGACCACATCCTGTACCGCTATTGGAAGCGGCAGGTGTCGGAGATGGACCGGCAGGAGGCTCCGTTCTATAGCACCGCGCGCGAGCGGTTCCGCGAGGACGCCAAGGGCGTGGCCGCGATGTTCGCCAAGGCCACGCGCGCGGACGACCCGGTCCTTGACGCCATCGAGCGGCAGGTGCGCGCCAGCTACGCCAAGGGCGGGGACTATTACGCCGCGTGGCGGGCCGCGTATCTGGAGCTGATCGAGCGCATGTACCTCTTCGGCGCGCAGGAGGTGGCGGGCGCGGGGTTCAGCTTCGGGCTCAAGCCCGCCAGCGTGCTGGACGCTATCGCCAATCGCGCCGACCGGCTGGCCGAGCTGATCGGCGAGACAACCGCCAACCAGGTGACCGCGGCGATCCGCAGCGCCGAGCTGGCCGAGCTAAGCGTGGCCGAGACGGCGCGGCTCATTCAAGCCAGCGTGTATGGCGAGCAGATGACGGACGTGCGGGCCACGCGCATTGCCAAGACCGAAGTGGCGGGCGCGCAGTCGCAGGGGTCATGGGATCAAGCCAAGGCCGAGGGCGACCTGTTCCGCGCCAAGCAATGGCTTGCCTTCGAGGACAGCAAGACTCGCCCAACGCACGCCGCGGCAGGGGCACAGCCGCCCATCGGCATGGATGACGCGTTCGGTAACGGCTTGCTCTATCCGCTGGACCCGGCTGGACCGGCCAGCGAGGTAATAGCGTGCCGCTGCACGTTGGCCTATTACACCGAAACCCCTGAGGAGGCGCAGGGCGTCCTATGACCGTACAGACCGTGACGCTGCACCGCCGCGAGGTGGCGCTGGAGACGCGCCAGGATGAGCTACCCGCGGGCATCGCGGGGCGCATTACCGGCGTGGCCCTGACGTATGAGCAGGTGGACACCTACGGCACCGTGTTCGCGCGCGGGTGCGCAAAGCGGACCATCGACCTCAAGGTGAAGGCGCGCAAGGTGCCGTTCCTCATGGACCATGAGCGGGAGGTGGACGCGCACGTCGGCGTGGTCGCCAGCCTCACGGACACCGGGGACGCGCTGGTCATGGTGGCCGACCTATTCGACACCGAAGGCGGGCGGGCCGCGAAGGAGTACGTCCAAGCCGTGATGGCCGCTGGCGCGTTCACCGGCTTGTCCATCGGGTTCGTGCCCAAGCGCACCGAGATGGCAACCCTCGACGGGAAGATGGTCGAGCGCTTTTTGGAGATTGAGCTGCGCGAAATCAGCTTGACTCCCATGCCCAGCGTCCCCGGCACCGATGTGCTGGGCGCGCGCAAGGCTGTACCCGAGCAGCCCCGCGAGCCCGTCCGGACGGACCGCGACCTGCTTATGATTGCCGCCCGCACGGCGCTCGACGCCTTGAGCGTCACCGACCGACAGGCGGTGCTGGATGCCTACGCCTCCCCGTACCTGGACGATGCGGCCTCGGGCACGCGCAGCGACTGCTGCGCCCCGCCCACGCCGCCGCCAGCCCGCGAGGACGCCGCGGTCCCGATGGCCGACCGGCTCAAGGCCGTGCGGCAGACCTACTCCGTATAACACCCGAGGACACCATGAATACCCCGCTGGTCACCAAGAACCGCGCGGCGAACGAGCTGCGCGCGCAGGCGCAGAGGCTCCGCGCCGAGCTGATGGACCCCGCCGTCACGCTGACGGTGGACGAGGTGAAGAACCGCACGGACGCCATCATGGCGTTGGAGCAGCGCGCGCAGGCTGCTGCCGAGTTCACGCCCGACGCCGAGATTGACCGGCAGGGCGGGGACACCGGCCTCACCCGCATCGACGCGGGCGGGCAGCCCGAGCGCACCGAGTTCCGCGGTATGGCCGACGCCATGGCCGATGTGCGGAAGGTGCTGGTCAACCACTTCCCGACGCTGGGCGCGTACATCCGGGCCGCGGCCCGTGGCACCAAGGACCCGCGTCAGGCCGAGGGGCTCCGCAAGGTGGCGGAGATGACCCGCACCATCACCGGCTCGACGGCCGGTGGGGAGTTCCTGCTTCCGCTGACGCAGGTCCCCGAGATCTTCTCGGTGTCCAACGCCCAGCCCGGGATCTTCCAGTACGCCCGCCGCTACAACGTCCCGGGCCGGTCGCTCCGCATCCCGTACCTGATTCAGGACGAGGGGACGACCACGCTGAACCGGCCGATGGCCGGTAAAATCGCCAACGTCACCATCGTTGGCGAGGGCAGCACCAAGCCGGAGCGCGAGCCGCAGTTCGGCCAGCGGCTGCTGGAGATCTACAAGTACGCCGCCATCACCGAGTTCGGTGACGAAATCCTCGGCGACGACTTCACGGGCGAGCTGCCCAGCGAGGTCACCACCGCGGTGGGCGGGCAGATCATCAACAAGCTCAACGAAGATCTCACCATCGACGGCACGGGCTCGTCCCAGCCGCTCGGCGCGCTGCACGCCAACAACGGCTCGCTCATCGCCGTCAACCGCACGACCGCCAACAGCTTCGTCGCGGCCGACGCGTTCCGGATGTACGAGCGGCATACGGTCGGCCCGCGCTCGGTGTGGATGGTGTCCCGCCGCGTGCTGGCGCAGCTGTTCGCCCTCCAGGCGACCAACAACACCATGGTGACCTGGATCAGCAACCTTCGCGACACGCCGCAGATGCTGCTCCTCGGGCTGCCGGTGATCGTCACCGACCTGCTCAACACGCTCGGCACCCGCGGTGACGTGGCGCTGGTCAACGGCGACTTCTACGCGATGGGGCTGCGGCAGGCCCTGACGGTGGAGTCGAGCATCCACGTGAAGTTCGTGCAGGACATCACGACCTACCGCTTCCTCGCGCGTGGCGGTGGCATCCCGATTCCCACCTCCACCTACGCCTACAAGACGGTGGCGGGGGTGAAGGTGGACGCGCACAGCCCCTTCGTGGTGCTGGATGTCCCGGCCAGCTCCTAAGCTGAGCCGCAGCAAGGCCAAGGCCGCAGGGGCGCTCCCCCCTGCGGCTGCGGCCGTGCCCGCACCGGACACCGCGCGCGTCATGGCGATCCAGCCATGCCTCATCGCGGGCGTCCGGCGCGAGGCGCGGGAGATGTTTGAGGTGCCCGCCGACCGGGTGAACGACCTCGTGCGCTTTGGGCTGGTGCTGTCGCACCCGCTAGCGTGGATGATGGGCGAGCAGATGCAGGCCGCGTGGCGTGAGGCCGCGACGCAGATGCGGCCGGGGCTGGACGACGGCACGCTCGTGGTGGATGACGCCACCGTCGCGCAGCTTTGGGCGGGCCCGGGGCGGCTGTTGTCCCCGCCCGAGGTGCCCGAGATGTACACGGCTGCGGAGCCGACCGAGGGGGCGCTGCGCGTCCTCCAGGTGACCGAGTACGACCCCGGCAGCTCGGTCTACCGCTATCACTCCGCGGCCAACACCGCACCCGGCGTGCTGTCGGCGCTGGTGCGCTACGACTATACGAACCCCCATTGCCATTGGCGGCAATGGGACGGGGACGCCCACCGCGTGACGGCGGAGGCGCTCGCCGCGACGGCAGACGTCATCCATTGCCACATGGACTACCGCGGCCTGTTCCAGCGCCTGCGCGTGGCCCCGACCGACCGGCAGCGGGTGGCGATCACCTACCATGGCAGCTTGCCGCCGGGTGACCCGCGCGCGACCTACCGCGACGAGGACACGGACCGCAAGCTGGGCGCGCTGTTGTTTGGGGCGCGGCCCTACCATCACCGGCACGGCGTGGAGCATTGGCTGCCGATCCCCATGCCGGTCGCCAACTATCAAGCGTTGCGGGGCAGCGTGACGCGCTACCCCCTGCCGTGGCAGGGCGGGCGGCTGCGGATCGCGCACAGCCCCACGAAGCGGGCGATCAAGGGGACGGACGACTTCCTATCCGTGGTCGGCTACCTCAAGGACTACGGCCTGCCCGTTGAGCCGGTGCTGATCGAGGACATGAGCCACGGCGAGGCGCTGGCGCTCAAGGCCACCTGCCATGTGGTGTTTGACTCCTTCTGGCTGGGGATGCAAGGCAGCGGGCTCGAGGGCGCAGCGATGGGGCTACCCGTCATCGCGGGCGACCACGGCGCGGTGGCGGACCTAGAGCGGCTTGGCATTGCATGCCCGTGGACGTTCGCCGACACGCGCGACGAGCTGCGCGAGGTGGTCAGGCGGCTGTGCGTTGACAGCGGCTTCTACGCGGCCGAGGCCCAGCGGGTGCATGATTACACCGTAGCCCACCACGACTACCCGGTGGTGGGTGCCAAGTACGCCACCATCCTGCGCGAGACTGTCCGTGGCGCTGCCGACTAGCACCGACCTGAAGGACTACCTGCGGATTGAGACCAACGCGGAGAACCCGCTGTTGGCGGCGCTGGTGGCGCGCGCGCAGGCCATGCTGGAAGGGTGGATCGACTGCCCGATCACGGCCGAGGCGCAGACCGCGGTGGACCGCGCCGAGTCGCTCGACGAGCCGGTGACCAGCCTTGTGTTCCCGCGCCGTCCCATTGGCAGCGTCATCATCACGGATAGCGAGGGCGTCACGGTGGACGC